TGGGTATATTGGGAAGTTTGAGTGCTGAAGGTCTATTAGGACTGGTTGGTGCTTTTGTACTTTACCACATTATTAAGAAGTAAATTTTAAACTTAATAATTTCAGAACGCGTTAAGAACAAAACCTCACTTCGGTGAGGTTTTTTTATTCAGTATATTTATATACAACATAATGTATAAAAATCATGAGTACAGATTTTGAATTATTTCCAGGAAAGAATCTAAGTGGATTGTTCAAGGATATCTACGATAACCAACAAAACAAGAAACAAAGAATCTCAGAACTGATTGCTGAAATGAAAAAGGTAATCAGACATGCAGGTGATATGGCTGTTATTGGTCCTATTATCAAAGACCTTGTTGATACATCAGTAAAGAACGATGATGCACTAATCAAGATGGCTGCAATTGCCCAACGAATCATTGGTGCACAACACAAAGCAGAAGGAGATAGTGGATTCCTTTCTGATGAAGAAAAAGAACAACTTCTAAAACAATTAGATGAAACCATCGCAGAAGTGGCCGATGAGCAAGATTTAAAGGTTGATGAACTTACAAACGAAATAGAAGAACTTAAACAAAAGGTAAATAAATAATGGCAAATCGTTTAATACAATCACTTAGTTCAAGTAATACAAATAAAAGTATTAGACCAACTCAACTACCAACTGGTCTTGTAGTTGATGTTATTCTTGATGAAACTCACGAAAGATTGGTAAAATACGAAGAAGCATTTAAAGAGCTATTTACAGATGGAAAAGATGCTGGTTTTAAAGTTGGTGCAGTAGTTGTTCAACCATATGATGATAGAATTTCAGAACCCGAAAATTTACCAATTTATTTACCAGAAGGTAGTGGCTTAGATTTTGAACTTCCACTTATAGGAGAAGAAGTAATTTTAACAACGATAGGTGGAAAAAAATATTACAAAAGATTTCCAGCAAGAACTTTAAATGTGGGTGATGCAAGACCAGAACAAATTGCTGGTTTATATCCTGAACAAAACAAAGAAGAAAAAAATCAATCATACTCAAGTGTTTCCCAAACCGGAACTCCTACTTCCAATGTAAGTAATAGTGAAGAGTATAAGATTGGAAAATATTTTGAAGAAACTCCTATTAATAAACTAAAACTTTATGAGGGAGATAGATTAATACAATCAAGATTTGGACAATCAATACGATTTAGTGGATATAATAATGAAGATAAAGAATTTTCACCAACAATAATTTTTAGAAATAAACAAGCAGAACCTGAAACAGAAATAAAAGAAGGTGATTTAATTGAAGAAGATATTGTTAATGATGGTTCTACTATTGTACTATCAAGTAACAAATATAAATTACCATTTGTACCAGGTAACAGAGATGTAAAAGTTGAAACAGCAGAATCTGCAGAATATTATGAAGCACCAGAAGAGTTAGACGGTAATCAAATTTTAATAAATAGTGATAGGATTATCTTATCTTCAAAAACTCAAGAAATGATTTTCTTTTCCAAAGGAAATATTTCGTTTATATCGGATGGTAAATTTACACTTGATAATGGCCAAGATGGTGCTTCCATTGATTTGAATGGTGAGTATAGAACTACAACTAATGATAACGATATGTACTTTTTAGGTGGGAGTGGGGATATATATCTTAATACTGAAAGTCAAGATGAACCACTTGCAAGAGGTCAAACTCTAATTGATATATTAAGTGAAATACTTGATGAGTTACAAAAAGAAATTCATCCTACTCCAGCTGGTCCATCATCTCCTCCAACAAATGCATCGGCGTATGCGAAGATACAAAGTAAATTAGATACAATATTATCTACACAAAATTTTACAGAATAAAAAATGTCTTTCGCTATATTCAAACAAAATATGTTGAGTTATATGGGAAATCAACCAGGTATAAATTCCTATAATGATTTCGCAAAAAAACTTACTGATGAATATGATATGGCGGTTCGTAGAGGATACCAAACAATAAATCAAATACCTATTGCTAAAGATAACAAACCACTAATGCAAACGTTGGTTACTTTAGCTTGTAGTACTGCATTAAGTAAACGAGAGGGACAACATACTTTTATAGATGATATTGGAAAAGGAGTTGTTGGTTATTGGACAGGAGCAACTTTAATGACGGGAATTCCTCCAATCATACCAGCTACAGGAGCTATACAAAACGTAACTACGGTATCCGCATTTGTAACTACACCTGGTCAGTTTCCAACTGTTGGTCCTTTAACTACTACAATGGATTCGGGTGTATTTTTGGACAAGTTAATTAATGCAATGCAAATTCATCTTACATCAATCGAAGGTTTGTATATAACAATATCTTTATATCCTGGATTTCCTCTTGTACCACCAGCACCTGGTATTAGAAGTTGGACTGGGTTTACAATACCTCCTGCAGGTCCAAGTGTTCCATTCGAACCACCACAGGCAGGTAATACACTACTTGGTGCTATTACAAAATTAGCATCTGCAATTCTTGAAGGATTGATAATGAGTGAGGCTGATAAACAAGAAGCTCAACGAGAGGCAGATGAGGCAGATGCTGTTGCAAACGATACATCCTTACCTCAAAATGGTAGAACATCTGCAAAAGAATATTCTAACTTAAAAAAATCTGAAATAAACACAGGAGAAAAAAATGCAGCAGCTGTTGAATTATCAGAAGAAGAATTGAAAGCTATTGAAGAAACCACACCACCTGAATATAAATGTGAACAAGGTACTAAGATTGTTGCAATTGCAAAAAGAGATATTGGTATTTTAGAAACAGGTACACCTCCTGGTAAAAACTATGGCGGGTTTCCTGGTGGAGTTCAAAAAAATGAACGAGGTAGGATTGATGATATGTTTGATAATGTAGGATTGGATAATCAGGCTAAAGTTAAAAAAACAGGTAGTGGTTATTATTGGTGTGCTGCCGCTGTTGCAACTTGGTGGCAAGAAGCAGGTTTAGAAACACCAAGTGGTGGGGCAAGTTGTGATAATTGGATGAATTGGGGAAAACAAAACGGATATTGGAGTACCAAACCAAAAGTAGGTGCAGCTGTTTTATATGGTTCACCCTCCGATGCACATCATATTGGTATTGTTGCTGGTGTAACTGCAACTGGTGGTATTATTACAATCGAAGGAAATACAAGTGGTGGTGGATTTAATAGAAATGGATGTGGTGTATTTCAGAAAGTACCAAAAAAATATTTAGGATTTGTAAACCCACCTGATTGCTCATAACCATAAACTCATAAAGAATATATTTATATTAAGATAAAAGAAAACAATTTATAATGGATACTAAGAAATTAGCAAAATTAATTAAAGTAATTGTAGAAGCTGAAGTGGCTAAAAATCACGAAAGATTTCTTACTAAAACCTTTCCTAAGATTTTAGAAGAAGAAGTATCTCGTAGAATGAAAGTTCTATCGGAGGAGAGGGGAGGTGTTGCTGCTTCCTCCACGCAAATCGTGGAAGAGGAAGTAGACCCATTTCAAATGGCAGAACAAGCACTACAAGAAGAAAGACAACAACCTAAAAAACAGTTTACAAAAAATGCTGTTTTAAATGAGGTACTAAATAATACAAAACCATTTTCAGCAGAACAAAGAAAAGGTGGAGTTGAACAAAAATCTGTATTAGATAAATTTCAACAACCTGTAAATGAAAGTATGGATAAAACAGTTTCATTTACTCAAACAACTGCAGGAGGTGGTCTTGAAAGCATGAGAGCTCAAATGGCATCTCAAATGGGTTATGGTGATATAAAAAGGGGACCAAGTAAAACAGGTCTTGGAGTTCAAACAGGATTGCCTGGATTAGATAGAATTTTAAACAGAGATAATTCAGAACTTGTTAAAAAATTTAAGAGATAGGAATAACTGATGGCTTATGTTCTTGATAGAAAAGTTGTAAAAGATACCAAAGAATTTAATGACTTTGCGTATGGTATAACCTTGCCTTTAAAAAGAGGTAATACGGGTTTCTTTGAACAATCTTTTTCTTCATTTGAACAGGCTAAGACAAATTTAAAAAATCTTTTGTTAACTAAACAAGGTGAAAGAGTAATGCAACCAAACTTTGGTACTGGATTACATTCTCTTTTGTTTGAACAAATGACAGATGATTTTGAAAATAAGTTAACAGAAACCATAACTAAGAGTGTTGGTTATTGGTTACCATATATAAACATAGAAGAAGTTGATATTAAAATGACTGATGAAATGAAAGATATGCACAGAGCAGATATGAACATTAAGTTTACAGTTGGTAACCAAATAGAAACACAAGAGATAACATTTAGAATTCAGGAGTAATAAAGGATGGCTTTAAATAGTGTAACAAAAAGAAGTAATCAAGGGAGAGATATAAAATATCTTAATAAAGATTTTGCTAAATTCAGACAAAATCTAATTGATTACGCAAAAGCATATTTCCCAAAAACTTATTCTGATTTTAATGAATCATCACCAGGTATGATGTTTATTGAAATGGCATCATATGTGGGTGATATACTTTCATACTACACAGATGATACTTTAAAAGAATCATTGATGTTGTATGCAGAAGATAAGGAAAATGTTATTGCATTGGCCTCTTATTTAGGATACAAACCAAAAGTAACTTCACCTGCTATTGTTAAACTATCTGTTTACCAATTAGTACCAGCTACTGGTAGTGGTAGTACAATACGACCAGATTATGATTATTCATTAAGAATTAAAGAAGGTATGGTATGTGAATCAAATGGTGGAATTATTTTTAGAACAACCGAACTTTTAGATTTCAATGATGAAACAGATAGAGAAGTTGTTGTATATCAAAGAGATTCAAACACAAACGAACCAACACAATATCTAATAAAAAAATATGTAAATGCAATTTCAGCTGAATTAAAAACAACATCTGTTCAGTTTGGTACTGCTCAACAATTTTCACAAATAAGATTAGCAGATACAAATATTATTGATATCTATGATGTAAGAGATTCAAATGGAAACAAATGGTATCAAGTTCCTTATCTTGCACAAGAAATGGTTTATGTGGATTATCCAACTTCAGAACAAACAGATAAAGATTTAGCACAATTTAAAGATTCTGTATCAAGTGTTTTAAAACTTATAAAAACATCAAGAAGATTTACTACAAAGGTAAATGAAGATAATACAACTTCAATAATATTTGGAGGAGGTAACTCAACATCATCAGATGAAACATTAATACCAAACTTTAAAAATGTTGGATTAGGATTAAATTCATCCATAGATAGATTGGGTGCATCATTTGACCCTTCTAATTTCTTAAAAACTAAAACATATGGACAGGCTCCTGCAAATACAACATTGACTGTTTCTTACTTAGTAGGTGGTGGAGTTGAATCCAATGTTGCTTCAAAAGAAATAACAAGAATTAATTCTATTTCGTTTGATGAAGATACGAGTGTATTTGGTTCGGCAGAATTAGCACTTTATAACAGAATGAAAGCTTCTGTTGCAATAGAAAACGAATTACCAGGTAGAGGAGGTAGAGGTGCAGAATCTATCGAAGAGATTAGAGAAAATTCATTAGCAAACTTTGGTTCACAAAACAGAGCGGTAACAAGAAAAGATTATCAAGTAAGAGCGTTATCGTTACCTCCAAAGTATGGTGGTGTTGCAAAAGCATATTGTGCACCAGATGGAGAGTTAGATAATAATTCACCTTCATCTATTTTAAATAATCCTGATTCATTAGAAGAATTTGCAGGATTAGTTCAATCATTAGGAAAACAAAACCTAACAGAACAACAAACAAAAGATGAATTGAGAAAATTCTTAAGTGGAAAGAAAAATAACATAAACGAAAAGAATAATCCATTTGCAATTAACTTATATGTACTTGGATATGATTCAAGTAAATATCTAACATCATTAAATAAGGCTATTAAAGAAAACCTAAAAACTTATTTAGGAGAATATAGAATGTTAACTGATGGTGTTAATGTTATTGATGGGTTTATCATAAACATAGGTGTAGATTTTGAAATCAGAGTTTATGGTGGATATAATAAAAGAGAAGTTCTTACACGATGTATAAATGAATTGAAAGATTACTTTAACATCGATAATTGGACATTTAATATGGCAATCAACATTTCTGAAATAGAATTACTGATTGCAGGAGTAGAGGGAGTACAATCAGTACCTAAGTGTGAAATTACTAACAAGTGTTTAGGAAACTATTCATCGCATTCATATAATATACAAGATGCAACTAAAGGTAAAATGGTTTATCCATCTTTAGACCCATCTATATTTGAAGTGAAGTTTCCTAACAAAGATATTAAAGGGAGGGTTGTATAATGTATTATTTTGTAACGGCATCAAAAGATGCAACGATTTACTTACAACAACCAACACAAAACACAGGGTTGGATGAGATATTAGAAGTTTCTAAAACTTATTATGGAAACTTAAAAGATATTGCTCACACACTAATCAAGTTTGATACAACATCACTTTCTCAATCAATAGTAAGTGGAGATGTAACTATGAGTTCGGCTGAACTTATTCTAAGAGAAGCTGATTCATCTGATGAAATACCAACAGATTACACAATATATGCATATGCGGTAACCCAATCATGGGATATGGGAATCGGTACAAGATTTGATGAAATCAGTACAGATGGTGTTTCTTGGGATAAAGTTAGAACAGGTGTTAATTGGATGACACAAGATTCACATTCAGCAGATACTACTGGCTCATTTAATGGTAAAGGTGGAACTTGGTTTACTGGTTCATATTCAACTCAATCATTTTCATACGAAACAACTGATATTGAAATGGATGTTATTGATACAATGACTTCGTGGATTAGTGGTTCTATACCAAACGAAGGATTTATTTTAAAATATTCATCTTCATTAGAAAATGATACAAATGATTACGGTCAATTAAAATTCTTTTCAAAAGAAACAAATACTATTTACCAACCTAAATTGAGAATTGGTTGGGATGATTCTTCGTTCTCTACTGGCTCTTTAACAGAACTTACCGCTGATGATATTCATGTAACATTCAAAAGATTAAAGACCAGATATAAGCGTGGAAGTAAACCTGAAATCAGAGTTTTCGGTAGAGAGAAATATCCTCTCAAAACATACACCAACACATATTCTTACACAGATGTAAAATATTTACCATCTACTACTTATTACCAAATAAAAGATGTAATCACAGAAGAGATAATTATACCATTCTCAGATTACACAAAAGTTAGTTGTGATTCGAGTGGTAACTATTTTAAATTAAACTTAACAAGCTGGGAATACAATAGAGATTACTATATTGAAATTAAAGTAGATAGGGATGGTGTTATAGAATACTTTGTAGATAAGGATTTAACTTTTACAATAGAGAAATAAAATGAGTTTACAAGATAGATTTAGAATAGATGAACTTGTTAAAAAAGGTTCAAAGGCAACGAAGATAGATACATCTAAAGGAATTGTTGTGCGTAAAGTTGATGGAAAGGAAGTAAAACCTGCTTCATTAAAAAAAGATAAACCATTTGGAACTGAACAAATTAGAGGAAAACAAATACAACCAAAATTAAAAACCGATTTATTAGAACCACAAGAACAAATACAGGAAGAACAAACATCATTTAGTGGTGAAACATCAGCTCCTTTAGAAAGACCGTATTACGATGAAGAGCAATTACAAAAGGCAATTGATATAAAAGTTGATGAGTTAATAAAAGAAAAAAAACCACCAAGAGATAGGTATATTAAATATGAAAAATATGAAGATAAACTTACTGAAATTGAAAGATTAATAAATAAAAATGGTGAGTTAACAGTTGAAAATGCCGATTTATCTGCTATAATATCAACACTTGAATCTGAAATATCAGATTTACAAAACCAAGTAATTGCTGCTGAAACATTAACACGAACTGTTCAATCAGAATTTGATGCTTTAACTAAACGATATGAACAACTATTATCTGATTTCCAAAACTCGGTTTTAAAAGGAACTAAAGAAGGAATAGAAAGAGTATCGTTAACTGCACAAACACGAGGGTTGGGTGCACAAAAAGAAACACTAGCATCTCAATTAGAATCTGAAAAAGAGATTGTTAAATCGTTACAAGCTGCAAATCAAACACTCCAACAAACAATTGAAACAAACCAGCAAATTGCTCAACAACAGATTCAGGCAGCAAACCAACAAGTTAAAGCAGCTCAAGCAACAGCATCAACCGCGGCAAACTCTAAGAAGAAAAAAATTATTTGTAATGAACTTTATCATCAAGGGTATTTACCACAACACATTTGGGATGCGGATGAACGATGGGGTGATAAAAGATTCGTTACAGACCCTAAGTTGGTTATTGGATATCAAATGTGGGCAAGAAAAGTTGTGGAGTTTATGAGAAGAAAACCTCAATACACTCCAATTATATATTTCTTATGTAAACCATGGACAGAATGGATGGCATATGATTTAGGTGTATTACCAAAAAATAATTTAAGAGGACAGTTTACTCAATGGGTGGGTAGATATTTCTCTTATATGGTTTATGATTTATATGGTGGAGATAAACTTTACCAAAGATACTTAAACTCTAACTAAGATGGCTATAGAAGGATTTAAAGAAATAGTAGATAGAAGAGGATACAAAGTAGAATCTGAAGATAGAAAAATCTTTGAGAGAGAGATTGGTAAGTCTTATTTCGGTCTTGGTAATGCTGATATGATTGAATTTATATTATTTGATTCAAATGAAAATCAATTACCACAAGGTGAAGATGGTAAGTTAGTTAGATACATAAACTTAAATGATTCTAATATTAATGAATATTTTATTATTTCAAATAATAACTTTACAAAAAAATTAAACGGTGCTTCTGAGTTTATAGTTGATATTGAAAAATTAGTAAAGGAAGCTGGGTATTCAAGTGGTATTTTTAAAACTCAGGTAACTTTATTAAATAGAAGAGCTGGTTCTGAACCTGGTAGTAATGATAAATTATGGATTCATGAAATTTCACCATCAAGAACTGAAATTAGAGTTTTACCTTTAAAAAATAAAAAACAACCAAACCCTGATTTAGATTTAAGATATAATTTATTTATTGGAAATTCACAATTTAGAGATGATACGATTTATTATGCAAAACAATATATTCAAAACATAACAACACAAAAAGTAATTGATTCTTTTTCTCGAATAAAAGGAACGCAAAAAGATACATCAACTTATCATTCTTTAATAAAAAAAGAATTTAAAATTGAAAGTATTGAACTTTTTATTCAAAAAATTAGAGAAAAATTTATTGAATCTATGAATTATTTTATTGATGATAGAGAATGGAATATTGTAGATTTAAATTATGGTAAGCCAAAAAATAAATTAGATATTGTTGAATTATCGATAAAGACGATACATCAAGTATTCGAACAATCACTTGGATTAATTATTCAGTATTATTTACCCAAAAGAACAATACAAGAAGATAATGAATTAACACCAGAACAACAGGTTACATTTGATGAGGTAAAAGAAATTTTGAAATCGAGTGTATCTAATAATTTATACGAAGCAACTCAGCCTGATAAAATAGATGCTGTTATACGAGGTTGTATGGACCCTGATGCTTTAAATTATAATCCACAAGCAAAAGAAGATGATGGGAGTTGTAAATATCAACAAAATGACCCAGACCCAATTGAGATTAAAGGTTGTACGGATGCTAGTGCGTTAAACTACAATCCAAAGGCAACACAAGATGATGGAAGTTGTAAATACAAAGATAAAGTTTCACAAAAAACTCAAACGTATTATGTTTGGTCTCAAGTAGCGAGTATAAAATACAAACAAGATGGTGTAATAAAAAATTTACAAGGTATTGAATATGATTCATTTACAATAACATACGATGATAATACTTTTAAATTTAAAGGTGATGTAAGAACAGTACCGAAAATAAAAGAAATAAAACCTGTACTTGCAAGTTATAGAATTACAAATGTAAGTAAAAAGAAAACGATAGTACAAAGGAATCGTCTAAAAGAACCATATCTAAGATATCCTGGTGATGAGTTTAGAGGATTTGGATATGGTGATAGAGATAGGTATGGATATGATTACGATAGGTTGGATTACATTGATGAACCAATAGAAATATTTAAAGGCCAATCAATATCATTTACTTATAAAGATTCAAGTGGAAAACTTAAAACATCAGTTCCTTTGGCACCAAATAGTACAACTACTATTTGTGCACAATTAGGTTCTGTGGTAACACCAGCTGGATTAAAAGCAACTCAACTTGGAGCTTGTGGTGGGATATTAACTGATGGTGGTGGGATATTAACTGATGATAGAATTGACTTAACCGAAAATGCAAATACTGGTATTGGTGCTGGTGCACTTGGTGGGGTTGAGTTGGATTTAAGTGACCAAAATGAAAAGGCTTTATTTGATATTGTAACCGATACATATGACCAGGTAAATCAAACATCCACAAAACAATTTTTTGAGGACCAGAACAACAAAGCACTTGAACAATTTGCACCACAAGAAGAAACACGAGGTCAGAGCACAAGTGGTCAAAGTGCAGGACAAGGAAATTCGGTTAATAGAACATTAGATGGTAAAATAAAGGATAGACAAGTAAATCAGATATAGGATAGATAATGATTAGACAAGAGTTTGCTATATACGATGATAATTTCAACAACGGATTCAACGAAGGATTCGATGATACTCTTCGTGTCGATGAGTTTGATTATGGAGTTGGAGGTGGTGGTGGTAGTATCATACGAGGTGGTGGAGGTACTACTATTATAAATGGATGTACAGACTCTAAAGCAAAAAACTATAATAGATTTGCAACAAGAGATGATGGTAGCTGTAGATATAATCCTCCAGCGTTACCAGTATTACTTGATAAAAGTAAAAGTATTACATTTACTATTGGGGTACAAAATGGAAAAGCAGCTAACGTATTTGTTGATGGTGTTTCTAATACAGTTACTAAGGCAGGATTAACTTTTACTGAAAAGGAATTATTAACTCCTAAATTAATAAATGTAGTTTCAAATAACAAAGAAAAATCAATTGAAACGTATCGAATCAAAACATTACATAAAACAATATTTAAAAATATTAAACCCGTACTTGAAAAAGATTTTGATGATGATACGGTAATTAGAGATTTTGAAGATAGAATTAAATTTCGTTCTGATATAAATTTTAGACCAGATTTTAATATTTTTGAATCTGGTAGACAACCTATTTTTAATATTGGTGGATTTGGAAACACAAGAATTCCTGCTATTGATTATGATAGACCAACAACAAGACCAACTCTTGGAATTGCACCGTATATACCACCAACAAACTTTAAGAAACCATCTTTAACATTTGGAACGTTTGAGTGGACTACTTATGAGTTAATAATTGAAAAAAGAGATACAAATGGTTCATTTATGCCATTTCCTACACCAAAGCCTCAAAAAATAAATGGAATAGAATTAATTGAAAAGGCAAGAGTAGTACCTTTATATTTTAGATTTCCTCAACTTCCTCCTCCACTTCCTATTGTAAATGTATTTGATATAAAAATAAAAGGAGATGTAAGTAGTGATGAGATTATTAGATATACTACTTCTGATGGACAAACTGGTTTAGTTCGTAATGGATTAAATCAAATAACAGTTAATAAAGTTGGAAAAGATACATCTTGTTATATACAATTTAATGGTATTGGTATAAATGATTATTCTCATCAAGTAGAATATAAGTACGAAAACAATACAGATAAAACAAGAGGAGAAACTAAAAAAGGAATTGATTCTACTTTTAATTTATCTGTTGGTGAAAACTTTTTTAAAGTAACCGCAAATAAACAAGTATTTACTCCAGACCCAAGTTCACCTACAATTAAGGTAGAAAATAATAATGTAATTTTTAACATTGCTAATTCTGATGATGTTAACGTTGTTTATGATACAACATTTGCAGATAAAGTAATTTATACATTAGGTAATGTAGAACGAGAAATAGGACCAAGTGGTGTAATTAATTTACAAAACTCAGATTTTCCAAATGGTGTTGGTAGGTATGTACTATATTTACAACCTGTTTCAGCACGAGGTGGTAGTGGTGAACTTGAAAAAGTTATCATTACGGTAGAAAGTAAAGCTTATCTACCTGGTCCTGATATTACTCATATTAACTTTCCTCAAAATATCAAAGGTGCTGATTTTAAAGAATACAATATTGATTTTGAGGTTTCTTGGCAATCTATAAACACAAACTATATCTTAGTATATGCTGGTAAAGTTAGTGAAAGTAATTTAATTAAAAAAATCCCACCATCAGGAAACATTTCATTAAATGTAGCTGAAGTTATAAAAATTATTGGTAGTGATTTAGATGAAGATAGGGATGTTACTCAATTTAAACTTTTATTCATTCCTTATAATGAAGAGGGTGATGAAAGAACAGCAGGTAAAACTGAAGAAGCTACTATTACGTTTGATAAAGGAGATTTAAAATTAAGAAGAGCAAATGTAGTAAATGATTTAAAATCTGCATTTATTTCAAATAGAAATGTTTCTGAATTTGATGATTACGTTTCACCACTATTAACACATTATTTACATCTTGGTGATGGTGATAATAAATTAATTGGTACCTGGGCAATTGATGATAGAACTTTTTCTGAAGAATATAGAGATGAAGAAGATAATCAAATAAAATATAGAAATATTGAACCATCTCTTGTATTAAAATTATATGAACCTCTACCAATAACTATAAATGTTAATGATAAGGTTTGGATTTCTAAAGTTCATTCAATCCCATTAATTGACCAAATAACAATTATTGATGATGTTACAAAACATTGTACACCTTTAACACCAAACTTTGATTTAGAAGTTGGAGATGATATCGGATATCAGATTCTTGATGATTTAATTGCAAGTGGTTCAACGTCATCAACACAAGTTATTAATGAGTTTGTTTCATCAAGTGAATTTTCATTAGAAAACTTAAATATAAATTTTGTATCATCATCTACAATGGTAAGTGGTGGAGTTGTTGTTGATACTACCAACGATTACAATTGGAAAGATTTTGTAAAATATTCATCAGCAGTAGAAAGAGTAGAAAATTTCTATTACAAAATAAAACTAATTAATCAATACGAAGCAAGATACGATTTATTAACATCTGGTTCAGATTGGACAGGTTCTGTTGCGGTAACAAATGAAGCAAACAAACAACTTGAAAAAATAAATGATGTTAAAAAAGGATTCGATGCTTTTGAAAAATTCTTATTTACATCGTCATCTGCCGATAACTTTACATATCCAAAAACAAACAATACTGGTAGTTTAATAAATGCATTTAGTTCATCTGCTGTATCTTGGTATAATGGTGCTATAGAATCTGCAGAAATATACGATGAATCAAATACATCAAGATTAACATATAACTTACCAAAACATATACAAGAAGATGATAAGGGTCAAGAGTTCATTTTATTCTTTGATATGATTGGTCAACATTATGATATCTTATGGACTCACATAAAAGGATTCTCACAATCTAAAAAATTAGAACACAAGTTCGATGGTGGTATTACAAATGATTTAGTTTATCATATGTTAGAATCTCTTGGTTGGGATGCTGATATGGGAGTTCAATCTCAATTACTTTGGGAATATGCCTTCGGACAACACTCAGATGGAACTCAGATAACCGAGATGAGTGGTAAGAGTAGACAACAAGAAGTTTGGAGAAGATTACTAAATAACTTACCATATCTTTATAAACACAAAGGAACTAAAAGAGCTTTACATGCGGCAATGTCGTGTTACGGTGTACCCGCTTCTTTATTAACAGTAATCGAATTTGGTGGACCAAATGATGTAGATACTTCTGGTACTACTAAATTTACATTCGAAGATAGAACTGCAGCAATTAACATAAGTGGTTCTCAGAGAATAGATGTACCTTGGAAAGAATATTCAGGTACTTCAGAATATCCAAATTCAGTTGAATTAAGATTTAATACAGAAGTTAGAGGAAATCAACAACTAATTAGTGGTAGTGATTGGAGTTTAAATTTATTAGCAGATACTGGTTCATTAGCTAAGATTCAATTAGTGGTAGGTTCTGAATCAGCATCTACTGATACAATTCCATTCTTTAATGATGAATATACACAAATAGTTGTAAACAGAGAAACGGGTAGTTCTGATACATTTGAAGTATTTGTAAAAGAAGGATTCCAGGAAAGAATTAGAAACCAAGTTTCTGCTTCATTAACTACATCAGAAAAAGGATGGACGAGTGGTTCATATATTTCAGTCGGTGGAACTGATATAACAGGTTCAGTTGATGAATTCAGATTATGGACAACTGCTATTTCTGAATCTAAAATAGATAACCACACTTTATTACCAGATGCAATCGATGGTAATCATGTTTCATCTTCAACTGAAGATTTAATTTTTAGATTAGATTTTGAATATCCAAAAAATAGAAGTACGAGTGGAGACCCAAATATTAAGAATGTTTCTATAAATCGTTCTTATGGAGAATCTTATGCAACCGCATCTTTATTTGATAATAATACTACCTATCCATATCACTACACACCATATGATAGAACAGTAACTGCGGATGTACCTTCAAGTGGATTTAACTTTAGTAACAAAGTAAGATTTGAAACTCAAACAAAGATTACAGAATTATCTTATAGAAGTAGAGCAACTAAAAAATCGTATGACCAAGCACCAATCGATTCGGATAGATTAGGATTATTCTTCTCACCAATCAAAGAGATTAATATGGATATCCTTAAATCTCTTGGTTCATTTAATATTGATAATTATATTGGTAATCCACAAGATGAATATTCTGATGAATATACTGAATTAAAACAACTAAGAAATTATTACTTTGATAGATATAATTTAAATTTATACGAATATATTCAACTTGTAAGATATATTGATAAATCATTATTTGAAACACTTGAATCTCTTGTACCCGCAAGAGCAAAAGTATCAAGTGGATTATTGATTGAACCACATATTCTTGAAAGAAGTAAAACTAAATGGAACAGACCTACATCTGAAAAGAAAGATTATTCAACAATAATAGATGTAGAAAGTGATGTTAATGTAAGTTCAACAAACCCACAATATTCAATGAGTTTGGATGTTGAACAAGATGTTAACTTAAGTGGAACATCACCATTTTATTCATCTACCATCAATGCAGAGGCCGATGTTAATCTAACAGGTACAGCTCCTTTTTATTCTTCAAGTATAAACACAGAAGAAGATATTAATTTAATTGGAGAAATGACCGTAAACTCTGGCTCTGATATGGGTGGTATTGTATTTAACATTGATGCAAAAATTACAGGTTCTATACAAGGTCAATATGATTCTACAAAATATCAACAAATAGGAATGGACCCTGATTCATTATCAAGATTAGGATTTGGATTATATGGTGAAAATGGAAATTCACAGAGAACTTATATAGATGCATTTGGTAATGTTCAAAAAGATAGAGTTAAGATATATTTATTAAAACAATCTTATACTGAAGATGTACCGCAAAATAGAGATTTCTTTGATGCATCAAGAGGTAGAGAATTTGTAACACAAACAAAATACAGATACAAAGTAAATATATTACCATTTACAGGTTCAGATGGAAATGAGATGAGTTCTTCTGTTGGGGGTGATATTGTTGAAGTAACACCACTTGATGGATACTTCCCACTACATTATAGAAATGTTGGTGATTTGACAAGTGGATTGGAAAATTCATTTCATAATGGTTCAAAACAAACTGCAGCTACAACTACCGATGGTGGTTCACCTGTACAAACATTTACAACAAATCCTAACACATTGAGAGTAAACGATAGTGGTAGAGGAAGTGGAGAACCAATTTTAGAAGTAGATTAATAAAGAAAAATAACTAAAAATAATAAATGTTATATTTATATATTGAACAATAACAAGGAATTTTAAATTATGGCTTATTTAGATAATACCGAAATCACAGTAGATGCAATTCTCACAAAGAAGGGTAGGGAGAAGTTAGCAGCTGGGCAAGGTTTAAACATCACAAAGTTTGCTTTGGGTGATGATGAAATTGATTATACCCTTTACGAACCAGCACACCCAAAGGGAAGTGCTTATTATGATGCTTCTATTAAGGCAATACCTGTAACTGAAGCTTCACCAGATGAAACTCAAGTTTTAAGATATAAATTAGTTACCTTACCTAAAGGTACAACTAAAATTCCTAAAGTTGAGTTTGGAGTCCCTTCAATTTCTACAACTCAAAATGGTGGACAGGTGAACTTATCACCAACAACTTCACCAAGTGGTAATACACAAAGTGGATATACGGTAATTCTTGCTAACAAGAATGCTGGTTCAATCGTTGGTAGTGGATTAGCAGATGGAGCAGGAGGAACACCAACATTCTTAGGTGATGAATTAACTGCAACGGCAGCAGTTGAGACTGGATTAACATTCACATTTATCCCTAACCCAAATATTACAGCAACAATTAAAACAACGATTACAGTATATGGTAACGAAACTGGTGGTTCACAATCTATTCCAGTAACAATTACTTATGTACAACCAACATAAAAAACGGAGAATAATATAAAATGGCACAAATATCAGGACAGGCAGGAGCAAACTTAACCCAAGAGTTAGCCAATTATTTATCCGCTCAGCAGGGGAACTTAACATCGGAACAAATTGCATCGATTGTTAACCAATATCTTGTAGGTGGTGATAAATTAGCAACTCAAGGTGCAAGTGTAACATCGGGCATCTATAAAAGATTTACAGAGTTCGACCAAATTAGTGGTAAAGTTGAAATCGTTACAACTGGTCTATGGAGTGGTGATACAGGAAGTTTAACTTCATTCTATACATCATCTACTCAGGCATCAGCAGCGAGTTCAGATTACTATGTTAATGTTTATAATGCAGACCCAGCAACGAATTCATCAGCAGCTGTACAATATGCTGTTGCTTATGGACACAAACACGCAAGTGGTTCTGTTTCATTATCAAATTCAGATTCATCAACATTAGCAACAAAAGCAACTTATGCACAATATCGTTCAATTCTTTTAGACCAAGATGATGAATTATTTACATTCGTATCTTCTTCATCTGCAGGACTACATGATTCTTCAGATATCTATGTAATCAATGTATCACGTGCCAGATACAAAGAAAAAATGGATGCTGGAAACTGGTCATTAGTACTTAGTGGTTCAACAGGAACACACACTTTCATTGATGATAGTGGTAAAAAATTCTCAGATAGAGTTGGTAAGGCCGGTAGAATCTTTAATGTAGGTAGTGGTTCATTAAACTTAGGTTCAGAATCAGAAGCAACTGTTAATTCATTAACTGCTTCAAATGGACAAGGATTCGGATTATTTTATCCTGACCAGGGTTTAATCGTTTTAAATCCAGATGCAGTACATGATTTAATTGGAACATCAATTGATAGTGGTTCTAACGAAGGTGCATCTGTTTATAGTGGTGTTAGTAGAGAAGGTCAAAACCATTTCTTATTACACAATGCAATTGTAGGTGGTGGAGATTTTGAGGCAAGAAGAACTGAAAATGTATCTACACAACACTTCTTCGTAAGAGCAACTAACAGAGAATTTAACTTCTCTAACAACCCAACATTCGTAACAGGTTCAGATGGTTCTTTTGCAGAATCAACTTTTGAAAGAGACCCTAAAACATTTATTACAACCGTTGGTTTATATAATGATGCAAATGAAATGATTGCAGTAGCTAAAACTTCACAACCAATCCCTAAATCATTTGATAAAGAAATTTTAATTAAAGTTAAACTTGATTTCTAAAATATTTGAAATTTTAAAATAAACCCCACTTCGAGTGGGGTTTTTTATTTCAACATATTTATATAGAGGAATTACTGTATATGTTAAAGACAATACCAAAATCAAGTGTTAATAAAAGAGCTTTCCAAGTTTATAAACAATGGGAAGTTAATAACACGCAACACGAAGTAATTTCTGCTTCTGTTGGTGAAGGATACTATGATATTGAATCCTCTGTTACTCAAAGTGGATTTGTTACTTCTTCACTATATCGTTCTATTAAATCAAAGTATTACAATCAAGAAGCAACTCTTACAAACGTATTTGGTACGATTTCTAATCCGTATAATATAGGTACTGAAAGAAATATTAGTGATACTGTATATGTAATTGCTATACCTCAAAATAAGTATGGTGAAGAAATAAAAAGAAATTCCATATCTTTAGAAGATACTGATAATAGTCTAACATATCAAGATGATGGTTATGGTTCACTTGTATCTAATGTTCCTTTATATACTCTTGTATCTTTAGATTTTCAAACACAAGAAATTATTATTCAAGATAATGATTTAGAAATATTTACAGGTACAATAAGTAGTTTCGATGTACAATCTGGACTAGCTACACTAACATTTGGTACAGATACCGATGTGGTTCAAGTAGTAAAACTTGATGCTCAAAATAACATTTTACAAACATCGATTCCACTTGATTTTGATGGATTAGAAATCGATGAACAAAAGTATGGTAATGTGTTTTATGATGATGGTTTATTAGTTTTCACAAACGCAACTCAATTTTCAAGTTATGTTTTAGATTTTAAATCAACTCAAACAATATATGAAACTGAAGTATTGATTAGTGTTAAAGCTGGAGAATTTAATTATTCACAAAACCCATCCGCAGTACAAGTTACTTTAAGTGGTTCTTATGATTTTGAAACAACTGGTTTACAAAATAAAATTGTAGGTGGAACTAAAAAAATTAAAGAAGTACTTGATATAAAACGAAGAGAATTCTTTAGTGGTAGTATTGACCATAGTGTTAGTGGTTCTTGGGATGATTACTTTACATCTGCCTCAATAGACCCAACAGGTTCTTACTTAACAACTTATATTACAACAATTGGTTTATATGATAATGATGGCGATATGTTAGCAATTGCTAAATTACCCAAACCTATTAAGAATTTACCAGATTATGATGTGAACTTTATTGTTCGTTTCGATACTTAAATTATATTTATATTATACAAAGGAGATAAATTATGGCTTCAATTGAAGAATTATACAACAAATCAGAATTTTCAAAATTAGCAGATAAGAGTAAAGATAAAACTCCTATCTCTGCTGATAATACAAACAAACTTCACAAAGATGAAAAAGCACTTGCAACAGCAAGAGGTGGAAAATTAAATCAGAAAAAATATTCTGATTCGGTATCACGATAAAATTTTTATTTTGAGTTTACTTAAAAATTGTGCTCAGAAATGGGCATTTATTCATATTCCTAAAACAGGTGGAACTTCCATAAGTTCTGTCCTTCACGAAATAGACGGGACAGAAAAAGTTACAATGCACGATTCTGTTCGTGCTTTAGATGAGGTTAAGGATTACTTTATTTTTACATTTGTAAGAAATCCTTTCACACGATTACAATCAGCTTACCAACATGGTGTGAGAAAAAATGAATACACAACATCCTTTTCAGAATTTTTAAAATCAGATTTATCATCTAATATTTGGATGATGCCTCAATATTATTTTGTTACTGCTGGTTCTTCTGAAAATAAAAAAGTTTCATTTATAGGAAAATATGAAAATTTAAAAGAAGATACTTTAAAAATATTTAAAAAACTCAATATAGATAAACAGTTACCTCATCTAAATAACAATCCTATTTACGAAAGACATCCAGGTTTAAAACAAGAAGATTATTATAAATCTTTTTATACCGAAGAGTGGATGAAGGATTGGGTAAGAGAAAGGTATGAAAATGATTTCAAAATTTTTAACTATGACATGGACATATAAAGGAAAACTAATAACTGAATTATCAGATATGCCCGAAGATGTATTTGGGTTTATTTACAAAATAACAAATGGTAAAACTGATGAATACTATATTGGTAAAAAACAAGTAGTTTCGGTTCGTAAAAGAAATTTCGGTAAAAAAGAAATTGCTGCTCTTGAAGATAAGAGAATGAAAAAATACGAAATGGTTACCAAAGAATCGGATTGGAAAACATATCGTTCGTCCAATAAAGAAGTAAAGGGTTGGTTTGATGAAAACGAAAAAGCTCTTAATGAAGATAGAAGAGATGATATCAATAATCAACTTAAATTAGAAATACTTCGTTTCTGTTCAAATAAAAAATCACTCACATACTATGAACTACAAGAACAGTTTGCACATAACGTTCTTGCAGATGAAGATTCACTAAACGATAATCTTCTTGGAAAGTTTTTCAGAAAAGACTTGGAATAGTTAAATTTTTTTTGTATATTATTGTATAAGGTATATTGTAATGAAAAGTAAAATTTGGTTTTTTGGTGATAGTGTAACTAAGGGGGTTGGTTGTTTAAAAGGAGACCCATATTATCAAGAAGATAAAAAAATATTTACACAAATAGTAGCTGATAAATTAAACATGGTGGTTAAAGATGTATCTATTGGTGGTGCATCTACCGATTGGATACTTCATCAAATTTTAGTTTCTATTAAGTATATGAAACCGCATGATATTGTAGTTGTATCCAATACACTACCTTGGGGTACTATTATGTTTAATAATGAAAAAGATAAATTATTATCAATTAATGATTTATGGATAGCCAATAATGATTTTTTATATAACAGTAAAGAAGAAAAAGATATCATTTTCCAATTCTCAAATTTAAAAAGAAAATACAAAAAAGCTTTTTATGAAAAATTCGAAAAAGAAATAGATGCATTAAAACCAATATTAAAAAAATTTGGAGTAGAGTTATATCAATGGGATATTAGAATTTGGTTTGATGATGAAAATTTAAAACCTTATGATACTGAATATGAAAGTATAATGAAAGTTACAAATGAAAAAATAAAAGATGGACATTTTTCATATGGTGCTCATGAAAAAATAGCTCAACATATACTAAACAAGATTGAGATTAGTAAAAAAGATAAAACTTTTATATAAAATATTTGGCTATATCAAAAATATTTCGTATATTTGTATCAGTTTAAAAGCAAAGTATGCTATCACACCACGAAAAGCAATCGGTTATAAACATCTTAGATGATGTATTAGGACCTGGTACATCTTTAAAAGGGGATGAACAAGCACATTATTGTCCTTTTTGTCATCACCACAAAAAGAAGTTACAAGTAAATCTACAAACTCAACAATGGCATTGTTGGGTATGTGATGCTAAAGGAAAACGCATCCAACGGTTATTAAAAAGATTGCATGTAGATTCTCGAAAGTTAAAAAAGATATACGAAATCTATGGTGATGATTATGTTGTATATAGTAACAATACCGAAGATGAAAAGGTAGAGTTAAGGTTACCTAACGAGTTTTGTTCACTACTAAAAGAACCAAAGGGAAAAATAAACCCTCTGTTCAGAAAGGTAATGGAATATGCAAAACAAAGAGGAATTACCACAGAAGATATTAGAAGATATAATATCGGGTATTGTGATACTGGTCATTATGCCAATCGTATTATTATTCCATCTTATGATTCTGATAATCGACTCAATTACTTCATCGCACGTTCTGTATTCGATGAGGAAAAATTTAAGTATAAGAATCCGCCGGTTTCGAAAAATGTTATCATGTTTGAAAACCAAATAAATTGGAATGAACCAATTACCTTAGTAGAGGGAGTTTTTGATGCAATGGCAGTGAAGAGAAATGCAATCCCTCTACTTGGTAAGTTTGTACCAAAAACTTTAAATGATACTATATATAAAAAGGGTGTTAAGAGTATAAACATTTTACTCGATGAAGATGCTCAAGAACAAGCGTTATATTACACTATGCAATTCCAAAATCAAGGAATCACTACAAAAAATATTAAACCATCTGAAAAAGATGCTGGTGAAATGGGGTTCTCCCAAGTAAATAAAATTCTAAAAAATACAGAAGAAACTAACTTTAGTGATATAATATCGCAAAAATTATTAGGTTTATGATAATAAACAAAGTTTATCATTTGGCAGATTTACATATTAGAAATCTCCAAAGACACAAAGAATACAAATTAGTATTTAAAAAATTCTTAAAACAAGTAAAAGAAGATAAAATCGAGGATTCCCTCATTTATATTGCTGGTGATATTGCTCACGCAAAAACAGAGATGTCACCCGAACTCGTACACGAAATAAGTTGGTTTCTCACCGAGTGTGCGAAGTTAAGAGAAACTGTGTTAATCACAGGTAACCACGATTGTAACTTAAACAACTCACATAGATTAGATGTTCTTACTCCGATTATTGAAAATCTTGGAAATAATCGTATTCACTATCTTAGAGATACTGGTGTCTATAATATCCATAATCTTACTTTCGTTGTCTATTCTATATTGGATGATAAAGAAAACTGGCCAAATGGTAATGATGTAGAGGGAGAAAATAAAATTGTTTTATTTCATGGACCAGTAAACAAAGCACAAACTGATATTGGTTATACCGTTTCATCTAACTCATTTCAAGTGGGTATGTTTGATGGATTCGATATGGCCATGTTGGGTGATATACATAAAAGACAAACATTTGGTGAAGGATATGAGTGGGTTGCCTATGCAGGTTCAATGATTCAACAGAATCATGGAGAACTGCTTGAAAACCATGGTTACTTACTTTGGGATATACCCACTCGAACCTTTACCGAACATCATATACATAATGATTATGGATTCTTAACTGTTGATGTGGTTGATGGTAAGATTCCAAAATGGGTGTATGATGAAGTTGGTACTAAACTTCCAAAGTATCCAAGATTAAGATTGAGATTTACTAATACCGAAGCAAGTGATATGAAACGATGTATCACAGAACTAAAGAAGTTATTCAAAGTTGCTGAAGTTACGGTAACAAGAACCGATACAATCGGACAACTAAAAACAAATAAAAAGGTAAACAAAAACATAGTTGGTGATGTTAAAAATGAAACCTTCCAAAACTCACTTATTAGAGATTACTTAGAAAGACAATACCTATTAGAATCAGATGAATTAGATAAGATAGAAGAAATCAATACAGAACTAAATGGACAAATAGATACATCGGATATTGCCGGTAATATTTTATGGACACCAAAATCTTTTGAGTTCTCTAATATGTTCTCGTATGGTGAAGGTAATTTAATCCGATTTGATAAAGCACAAGGTATCATGGGTATCTTTGCTCCTAATGCTTCAGGTAAATCTTCTATGTGGGATGCACTCTCTTTTTGTATCTACGATAAGACATCTCGTACAACCTTTGCTAAGAATGTTTTAAACAATCGTAAGGATAAGTTCTATTGTAAGTTTAACTTCGAGATAGATGGGGTAGATTACTTTATTGAGAGAAGAGCTAAGTATGTTAGAAAAGGAACATCGGTTAAAGTAGATGTAGATTTTTGGAAAGAAGATGGTGGAGTTATAGAATCACTTAATGGAGAACAAAGAAAAGATACAAATAAGAATATCGAAAAGTTCTTAGGTAAGTTTGAAGATTTTGTTTTAACTGCTCTTTCCCTACAAGGAAACAATGCACTCTTTATTGATAAATCACAATCAGAAAGAAAAGAAATACTTTCTCAATTTATTGGAGTAGATATTTTTGATAAATTATATCAAAAGGCTGCAGATGAGAATCGAGATAATGCAACACTTATCAGAAAATTCAAGTCCGATGATTTTACTCAGAAGTTGGCCGACATTAGTGAACAATTAAAAACCGACAAAAACGAATACAAACTTTTAGAGTTAAATCAAAAATCTTTAAAAGAAGAAGAGGATTTACTAAATAGACAAATCATTAAATTAAACGAGAAAATCGTAAAGTTAAATGCTGATAGTGGTGTTTCAATAGAAGAATTAGAAAAAAGATTGAAAAACCTTGAAACCAAAAAAGAAGAACTCTTAATAACAAAAGGCTCGGTTCAAGAAAGAATCACATTTAGAGAGGAATTACAAATCACTTTAGATGAAATACTTGACCAATTTGATGAAGAAGATTTAGAAGAGGGGATTGGTAAGTTAAAAGATGCAAAGGAAAAGTTAAGAGATGTAGAATCTTCTATCGATAAAATCAATATTAAAAAAGATTCTTTGTATGAAAGAAAAGACCATTTAGATAAACACAAATATAATGAAGAATGTGATATCTGTATGGAAAACTCACAAACTATTTTAGAAGAAAAAGAAAAGGTAGAATCAGAAATATCAGAGTATGAAGATTTGTTTCAAGAAAATGATAAGATTCGTTTATCTTTAATGTTATTGATAGATTCATTAAAGGGGTATGAAGATGAGTGGAGTAAATATCAAGAAGCAAAAGAAAAAGAAGATAAACTTGATAGAGAAATTTCTCAACTTATCAACAAGTTATCAACAACTGAAACTGAAGAAATTCGTTTAAGTACACAAATTGACCAACAAGAGAAGTTAATCGAAGAATATTACAAGAACGAAGAACAAATCAAGATAAATAAACAAATCAGAGAAGAGATTACAGGTGTTCGTGATAAACTCAAAATTGTTAAAGATGATTTAAAATCTGTTAATGGTGATATTCTTAAATTAAATGGAAAAGTTTCAGCACTTCAAAATCAAAAAGAAACCATTGAAGATAGAATCCAAGAAGTAAAAGAATTAGAAGAACAATCTAAACTATTTGATTTTTATTTGAATGCACTTTCTAAAGATGGTGTATCGTATGAGTTAATCGAGAAATCCCTACCAATGATTGAAGGTGAGGTGAATAATATCTTAGCACAAATCGTAGAGTTTGGAATGCAATTAGAGATTGATGGTAAGAACATCAATGCGTATCTTGTATATGGAGACCAGAGATGGTCTTTAGAGATGTGTAGTGGTATGGAGAGATTTATTAGTGGTTTAGCCATTAGAGTTGCTCTAATCAATGTATGTAACCTACCACGACCTAACTTCCTTGTGATAGATGAAGGATTTGGTACTTTGGATAGTGAAAACCTACAATCTTTATTTATGTTGTTTACATACCTTAAAACTCAGTTTGATTTTGTTATGGTAATATCACACATCGATTCTATGAGAGATGTTGTAGATGGTCTTATTGAGATAAAGAAAATAAATGGATTCTCAAATGTTAAGTTTTAACCCTTAAAACATTCTGAGGTTTAGGCTGTTCAATTCTTTGTTTAATTAATCGTTCAATCAACCCACTTTTCGAATATCCATGTTCACAGCAATACTCGTGTAGTTCTTTATACAATTCTCTTTTTATTTGTATTGTAGTATATTTTCCCATAGTATATAGATTTCTATATAATATATATTAACAAAAAAAAGTTTAATATATTTATATTAGTAATTGGGAAATCTATATGGCTATAATTAAAAAATTTTCACCCTTTCAAAACTTATCATCCTTTCAAGTATTTTTAAATGATACTGAAAGAACTTCTCAGTACTTTAAAATTACAGAGTTTGAAGATACGCTTACTGGTGGTAAGAATGGATTTTTAATTGAAGGTTCTGAATATTTAAAAGAATCAACAGAAGTAAAAGTAGAATTACTTGATGTTGAAAACAATCCTATATACTTTGAACCTGGTGATGGTATTCCCGAATATTACGAAGGTATCTCTAAATTAGTATCAGTTCATGTTTATGATGATACTCCGATTGGAACTGGTAAAATTACAATACTTGGTGAACTTAAAAATTATATAGATGAAAATGGTGCGGTTGTTCCTGTTCCTGATGAGTGGAAGGGAATCTATAATGTAAAGTGGGAAAGAACCTTCCAAGTAAATAAAAATTTAAATAACGAAACTATTGTTCGGTTTTACAAAAGACCTATTGTTAATATAACAGAACTTGTAAAACCAATATTTTCTAAATCAATACCAACAGTAACCGATACAGGATATGCACATGGTATTTCTGAAACACCAATTGATGGAACTGATATTAGAAATTGGAGAACTGGTACTATATATAGATTAAGAAGAACGAGTGGTACTTGGGATAGAGATGTAGATGAAAATACTATTACGTTTACATCACCAAGTTTTACCGCTAATATCGTAGAAGTTTTAAACGATACAGATGTTTTGGTTGATGTACCTTATACGATAAATAATTTAGTATCAAACTTTACATCAGGCTCATATTCGGTTTCTTATGCTGATTTTCAAAACGAAGTTATTGGTGAATCCACCTTAACAGGTTCTTTTGCTAAAATTGATATTACACAACTAAAAACTTTTGTTGGTGATGTAGCAAGAGTAAAGGTATTTAGAAAATCAAGAAACTCTGTTGGTGATTTTCAATTTGTACAAGAATCAAAATTAGAATCAACAGAATTACTTCGTGATGTAACAACACCTTCTAATACTGAAATTCCTTATGGAAGATTTGATGAATCAAACTTATCTACATATTGGATTACATCATCAGCTGACCATGAAGTATCAATAGATTCTTCTGTTTTATCTCAGGCTGTTAAGTTTGATTATGATTCAGTTCAAGGTGGTGTACAAAGATTAATTACATCTCAATCTTTTTCAATATCTAAAGATGTAGAATATACATTAAACTTTAGAACTCTTTTAAGTGGTAGTTTAGATGATAGTGGTAAAAGTGTAAGAGCATTCTTTAGTTCTTCAAACTTTACACAAGATTTCCTAACAGCAAGTGGTTCAGCTATTTATAGAACAAGACAAAATGTATCACAAAATATATTATCAGAAAATACAGGAGATGCACATTTAGTATTTGAAGTAAAAGGTGATGATTGGTATGTTTCAAATGTAAGTTTAAAAAATGCACAAGATACTTCTTTCTCACCAGATGAATTTACTTTAATACAAGATATTCCAAGAAAACTAGCATCTGAAACTTTTGATTTCCGTTTTGAGTTTTATGATATAAACAACAATTATATTCCTGTTGATGTAACTGCAGTTGGAGTATTTGATGGTGGTAATGATTTCCCAACAAGTGGTAAATTACTAACATTTGAATCAGATAGAAATGCATTTAGATTTACAAGTGGTTCAATAGGAAGTCCACCATTTCAACAACTACAATTTAAAGTAACTCAAAATAACCTAACAGGTTCGGTGTCATTTGCTTCATCTGCATTTGATGAAGATGGTAACTATATTGACCCATCGAGTTATGGTGGTACATATCCTGGTACTCTTACATCGGTTACACCAGCTGGTGCTATTTTACGAATTGCTGATTTTAGTGGTAGTGATGAATCTGTTATAGTAGGTTCTATTGTTTATACCGCCTCTTTAGAAGGATTGGAAGAATTTGAAACTGTTTATAGATTAGAAGATGGAGATAATGCTCCTACCTTATTGGTAACTTCGAATGCAAATCAGTTTACATATGAACCAACTTCATTAATTCCAAAACCAGTTGGGCAATCAATTACAGTAAGAGCTCAGAGAAAAAATTTAGCATCACTTGTAACACCAATTACGGTGAATAGTGGTAGTAACAGACCTGCACTAACTTATGTAGATACTGTTGGTGGAATTGATACTTATACAATTTCTGCTACAGAATTTTCATCATCCTTCTCAGCAAACTCATTTGATGAAGTAACTTATCAATTTACTGGTTCTGATGTTTTTGGTATTGAACAAACTGATGAAATAACTTTATCTAAGGTAGTAAACTTTGATGGTGTTTCTATAACTCTTTCTAATGAATCAACTGCATTTAGGTCAAATGGTCAAGGATTAATTTTAGATTCATTTGATAGTGGAGATGGTGAAGTTGAAGTAAGAATTGCAGATAAAGAAATAGACCATAGTAATGGATTATCATCACCAAATACATTTGATATTGTTTCTGCAACGGCAACGAATGTAACAGAAGCTTATTCATCTTACTTAACAAATCAGTATGGTATTAACGCAATGAGTGCAGATAGTGGTTCTCTTGTATTAAATATTTCATATCTTGCAGGTGATAATTCAACTACTCAATCTTTCCAAAAGAAAGTAAATTATAATAAGAATAGAATTGCACAACCATCTATTATAATTGATACTACTAACAAAACACAAAACGTAGATGCAAAATCAACGGGTGTACAATTAACTTCTTTTGAAGATTCAACAATTACTGTAAGAGAATTTTATACTGGTTCGGTAACTACATTTTCTTCAAGTGATGTTGCAATTTCATTTGATTCAAACCCAAGTACTATTGCAACTGATAATGGGGATTTAACACTTTCATATTCAAACTTAGCAAATGCAACTAATTCTACACAAGTACAATTTACAGCAACTGTAACAGATAGTGAGGGAACAAGTAGAAGTGTATCTGATTCAATTTCCTTATCAAAAACATTAGATGCTGCACCGAATGTTGAATTTCAAGTAACACCGAGTGCTCAAACTATAACAAGTTATTCAACTGGAGATTCTCCATCTGCGGCTACAAATCTTGTAGTTACCGCAAATGAAGGAGGTTCGGCTAGAACATTATCCGCTTTAAGTGCAACCGCAAATAGTGATATAACTATTACATCAGCTACATATACGACAGGTGTTATTGTGGTTAATACTTCTGCTATGAGTTCTGATTCTGGAACTATTACAATTTCGGCATCAACTACAAATAGTGAGGGAACTACCGTAACTAAATCGTTAACTGCTACCATTTCAAAAGCCAAAGCAGCAACACCTGTTGTATTGGTTAGTGCTACTCCACAGACTCAAAACACCACAGCTAATCCAAGTGGTGTTCAGACTGGTACATTTAATAATGTTGTAGTTTCTGTTTCCAATGGTACGTTTGTAGATATGACTAAAACCCAAAGTGGGTTTAGTACCAATCCAACTATATCTTCAAATACGTTAACAATGAGTTCTGCTGTTATAACAACCGCAAATACAAGTGCATCGGTAACTCTTACAGTAAACTATACCGATAGTGAGGGAACTGATGGTTCTCAAAATATTGTTATAACCGTTACAAAATCCAACGATGGTGATAAGGGTGACACAGGTGACCCTGGTGACCCTGGTACAAATGGATTAAAATCTGCTGCTAATATGGTTCATTACCAGGTATCATCAACTTCTGCTCCAGCCACACCATCTGCTACATCATACAACTTTGGTACAAATTCATTTACTGGCCTTACTGCAAATTGGGCAACTGGTGCACCAACTTATGCTTCGGGTAATACAAACAAATATTGGTATTCAACTTATACCGTAACCGAAACAACATCAGGTGGTGGGACAGGCGTACCTTCTTTCTCAACACCGGTTCAGGCAATTGGATTTAGTGGATTGGTATCATTTACTGCAAACGAAACCGTTGGTGATGGTACAAATAACCTTTCATTTGGTGTTTCGGGTACTACACTTATAAATGGTGATAATATTTCAACTGGTCGAATTATATCTACAAATTATGTAACTGGTTCTGGCGATGGGTTTACAAATACTGGTACAGAATTTAGTTTAGATGAAGGATTGCTTGCTTCTAAAAACTTTATGATAACACCAGACGGTAGTGCTTTCTTTAAAGGAGATTTGACTGGTGCAAACATTACTGGTGCAACAGGTACATTTACAGGTACAGTTCAAATTGGTGGAACTACTTTAACAACTGGTAATACTTTAAATGCTAACACAACTGCTGATGATGTAGATTTAGGTAATGTTGAAAACTTAGATGCACAAAATCAAGCTCAGAGTGGATTGATTTCAGGTACTACAATTACTGGTGGTGGTATAACTTTAAGTGGTGGTGGAAATATTAAAGGTGGACAAACTAATTACAATACCGGTACCGGATTCTTTTTGGGATATCACGGAAGTGCATATAAATTTTCAATTGGTAATGCATCTTCTAAAGGAATAACTTGGGATGGTAATTCATTATCAATAGGTGGTGATGTTAATATTGGTGCTACGTTGGCATCTACTGTTGTAAGTGGTGCTTCTGCTGGAGCTACTGCTATACAAAATTCTTCGGAGGTAGATTTATCAGAGGCAGATAACAGTACATCTGGATATCAAAACAACACCGCAACAAGAACAGGTGGTTCAGTTGGTGGATGGGGCCTTGAACAATATAAAATTAAAGGAGGTGCTCCTACTTCAGGTGGTGATGGTGTTTTTACAAATACAGGTATAATACTTGGTATAGAAAGTGTTAGTGGAAATGGTTATATATCAGCACAAAACTTCTATGTATCATCTTCAGGTGATGCGTTGTTTGGAGGTACTTTAAGTGGTGCTGATATCTATGGTGGTACTATTAATATTAATGATAATTTTTATGTAGGTTCATCTGGTACAATGACGGCAAATAATGCCGTTATAAGTGGACAGATAACATCTGAGGATGCTACACTTGGTGCATGGTCAGTAGGACCGGATTCAATTGAAGCTGAGAATGGTCAAATATCGTTGAACGCAACTGATGGTACTATATTATTAAAAGATTCAAGTCTTGTAACAAAAGTAAACTTGAATATTGACAGTTCCTTAACCACACCAGCGGCTGGAGGTAGTATTTCTGGTACTACAAATGCAACAGTACAGACTGATGAGGAGACTGTTGCTGCTGATGGTATAAAATATTATTCAACTACTCAAGGAAATGATGCTCAGGATATAGCAAATTTCACACCATCTACAACCGGAACCTGGTCTATTGGATATTCATATACTCAAGGAAATGGTTCTTATGTATATGCAACCGGTATTGGTAACTATTCTTCAGTATCAGTTTATTTGGAAGTTCGAACCGGTGCAAATGGTGGAGGAACTCTTGTAAAATCCGCATATATTCAAAGTCAGTATGCTGCTGGTACTGATTCAGGTAATTTTTCAGTTGATGAAAATACTAAAATTACATTATCAGATGGAACTACAAAACTTGCAAAAGATATTAAGACAAATGATACTTTGTTAGTTTGGGATGAATCTGTAAATTCATTTAAAGCATCAGGTGTTGGTGATATTAGAAAAAAAATAGTTGAAAGGGTATATGAGGTATGTGTTGGTGATATTAAATTAGTAACATCAGAAAATCATGGATTTTGGATTGATGGTGGGGCTCAAATAAAAGTACAAGATTTAATAGAAAACCAAACTGAAATTTATGTAAAAGATGGTGAAAATATAAAATTAAAAACAGTAACTTCGGTAAGGGTGTTGGAAAAACAATCACAAGTTATAACATTTAAAATTCCAAAATATGAAAATTATATTTCTGAAAATATAATATCTCACAACCCGGCAGGAGATGACTACCCGATAATTCAATATGGTTATTTTACTAACCGAACTGGTTCAACATCTATGAACTTATCTTCTGGTACAACTTACTATTTAAGACTTCGTTATGATTGGACACGTACTTTAGTAGGTAGTACTTGGACCTCCTCAAGGAATGCGGGGTATTATATGAATTTTGATGGTAATTATTCTGGAAACTCCCTTAATGCGGGTACTGAGATAAATAACGCAGGATTACAAGTTTTATCAGGTACAAGCCGTGTATTCAGAGCAGATACGGCCGCGGCAACTGGTCCTTGGCTTACTGCTATTGGGGGTATGAATGTGGATTACTTTGTACCAAAATACTCCGCTCACACGGCACAATCTAAAGTTTGGGGACAATACAATACTGAATTAGGATATGATAAACGAGCGTATCCTGTAACAAGGGCAATGTGTAGATTTACAGTAAGTACTTCTTATGTACCCAGTATAAACAACCCACAAGTAAATGTTGCAACTGTTAGCCGTAGTGCACAAGGAATATATACAATAACATTAGAAGATGACCTTGGTATTCAAAAAGGACTGCCAATTATAAGTTCATATGGTAGAGCAAATGATTCACCATCGTATTACCCAAGCGATGCTGAATTTACAAGTAATATGGCAGCAAAACACAATACAACTGCCGATAGTTACACTTTAGGATTTAAGGATAATGATAGGAATGATAATGATGACCCATATATGGTTCATTTTGTAGTATTTGGATAAAAAAAAAATAAAATTTATGGAAAAATTATATATTATACACGAAAGTGAGTTTGGAGAACAAGATACTTGTATATCAACACTCACTGGTAATTGGGAAGAATCTCCTGAAGATATACACTTTACACGATTAGAATGGTGTGCGAAAAAATGTGTAAATGCAGGTGCTAGATATGAATTTGTTTCTCAATCACAATTTCCACCTGATTTTGATAATTATACATGGGATTACTCAAATTTTGATGGTTATGGTAGTTCAAGTCTTTTTACCCAAAGTTGGGATAATTATTTATCACAAAGTTTAGAATTATGAGTTGGTCAATAGATAAAAATAAAGCATTAGATAAATTTCTTAAATCTTACAGATTAGAAAGAAATAAAAAGTTTCAACAACTTGATGTTGAATTTATGAAAGCATTAGAAACAGATGATAGTTCATCTAAAACTAATATTATTTCTGATAAAAATTTATTGAGAGATTTTCCCTCATCAATCACAACTTCTTCATTTGACACGATTGATGAATTACATAGTTTATGGCCAACAGGTAGTTTAGATGTTCCAAGACGTTGGTAATTATATTACCTTAAAATAGATTATAAAAATTAAAGGTTTATGAAAATAAATTACAAAGATAGAATTAACGAATATCTTAAAGGCGATGATATCGATGCGGTGGAACTTGCAAGATTGATGAATAAAATTCTTGATAAGGATAAACAATTAAAAGTAGTTACTGAAAAGAAAAATCACATAAAAATTTTACTCACCACAGGTGCTGGTAATACTATTCAAGGTGGAGCAGATATTTGGGTAAATCATTTTTTAAACTTAGTGTGGCCTTTACTTCCAAATAAAAAAACTTGGAAACTTTTAATTGACTCTAAAAGACCTACTCAGTTCGACCCAAAATCATTACCAAAAGGATTATTATATCATTTTCATTTTGATGACCCTGATTTAACAGATAGGTGGTTGGATGAGTGTGAAGAAATTCATTCACTACATTCTCATTATCACAAGAGAGACCATATTTGGCATTGGGAAGATAAATTTAAAACTATTTTTGTTCACGCATATCCACGAGAAATGTCAGAGGTGGTAGAAAGTATACCCGAACTTAAAAGATTACAATTTAATACCAAAGTAGATGTAAAGTGGTATGAAGAATATTTAATGACATTCAAAAAAAGAATTTGGATTGGAAATAATTATTCTTCTTTATTTGATGAATTTCCGAACTATACTTACAATATTCCAAATTTTTATGAATTTAAAAACAATATTCCAATTACAACTCATAGAGAAAACGGTAAGGTTGGATTTGCTTCGAGAATCGAATCGAGAAAGTGTATTCATTGGATGAATGAATTAGAAGGATATGCTTTAACATCTCAAATGGATTTACAAAACCTTAGAGATACTACAACTTATTCATTACCAAGAATTAATTTATTTCAATGGAACCCAGATATTCATCATAATTTTATGTTAAAAAATTGGGGTATATTTCATGGAGCATATTTCAAAGAACCATTTGGATATTCTATTTTTCAAGCCGTTGATTATGGTAAAGTTCCAATTATAAATAAAGATTGGGCCGAAGAAGTAGAATATGATTATCGAGCTTCTACCATGAATGAATTTAAAAAGATTGCTAAAAAAATACAAACAGACCCACAACAAAAGATAGAAAAAAACTTTAACAATCTAAAAGATTACATGAAAAAGTTTGATAATAAAGAAGAATGGGTTGATAAAATTAGAAGTACTATTTTAAAATAATATATTTTTATATATTTATATACGTTTGGTAAAAATTCGTATATTTATAATGGGGGTAAGGGGGTAGTGCAAGACACTAAGACAACTAACAAAATAAAAATAAAATTAGACACCTATAACTAAAGCACTATGGGTAGTATCCTAAACTACAATCTCGTAAAAGAATATCTTACAAACAACTTCACTATAAAAAAAGATGTTAATGGTAAAGAGTACAAGGAACTTACGCCTTTAAAATATCGTTGGACTCATGGTGCAACTGATAAACATTTAGGCGATGGGTTATTAATTTATTCTACAATCCAATACATGAGAGCAAAAACTTGTGTATGTTTAGGAAGTGGTGGTGGATTCATTCCAAGAATCATGTCTCAAGCAAGAATGGATTTACATGACCAAGAAATATTTGAAGGAAATCAACAAATGGAATGGGGTGATATTGGTACAACAATTCTTGTAGATGCTGATAATGGAGTTGGTGGATTTACTGATTGGACTGAAAAAGATTCTTTTTTGAGAACACATTTTCCATGTAGAATTATTTTAGATACTACTGAAAATGCTTATTATAACTATTTTGTAAAAGAAGATATTAAGATTGATTATTTACATATTGATGCTGGACATTCATATGAAGATGTAAAAAATGATTTTGAATTATATTCTAAAATACTTTCACCGAGTGGTATTATTTCTATACACGATACTGATGAGAGTTATGAAAAAGAACACATAGTTACAAATGATGTTTCGGAACAAAAACATCATGATGAATTTGCAAATGGCCCATCTAAATTAATCAAAGAATTAAAAGAAAATAACAATTGGGAAATTTTCAACTTTTTTAATAATGGTATATTTAAAAGTAGACCTTCTTCTACTGGTCTAACATTTGTTCAGAGATGCAAAAAATAAATTTGGTTACAGTTGTTGGACACAACACAACTCTTCTACCACATATGTTAAATTATTACAAAGATATTGTTGATAATATCTATGTAGTTGTGTATCGTCAAAACGAGTTAGATGGTATTTTAGAAGAAGTAGTAAATTTTGGTATCAAACCATATAAAGTAGTTACAGAGCCAAAATTTAATTGGGAAAGAGTAACAGAATTATATAATGAGGTAAAACAAACCAAACCAGAAGAATGGTGGGTGGTTTCGGATGATGATGAACTTCATGTTTACCCAAAACCCTTAAGGGAACTTATCACAGAATGTGATGAGAATGGTTGGGAATTTATCACAGGAGGTTTCCTCGATAGGATAGGAGAGGGAGGTGAGTTTCCTTTGGTAACAAAAGAAACTAATATTTGGGAATCGTTTCCACTTGCAGGATTTTTTAGATACCCTATGAGTGGAGCAATGCCAAACAAATGTTGTGTAATGAAAGGTTCGATAAATGTAACACCAGGTCAACACTTTGCTGTAATTGGTGATACTGATACTTGGAGAGAACGAGGATGGAATCATCCTAAAAGATATCCTATTGAAAAAGGATTAATTCAAGTTCATCACTTCAAGTGGGATTCTACAATCTTGAAAAGATTAAAAGAAGTTTCGGAAACTAAAGAAGATTATTCTTATTGGAAAGAGTACAAAAAAATGTATAGAAATATACAAATAAATGATTGGAAAATTAATATTAATAATCCTGCGTTTATGATTAAAAAAATGAATAGTAAAAACTACGATGAATATTCAGAGTGGGAAAACTTATCTAATGTTATAGTAAAGATATAATGGATAAATTAGCAATAATAGTTCCTTACAGAGATAGAGAAGAACATTTAAATGTATTTGTTCCACATATCCACGAATTTCTTAAAGATAAAGGTATTCGATATTCTATTTTTATTATTGAACAATCTGATGATAGACCATTTAATTATGGAAAACTTTGTAACGCTGCAGTAAAAGAAATACCTGAAGAATATACTTACTTTGCTTTTCATGATATTGATATGTTACCAATGAATGATGAGTGTGATTATGCTTATCCAGAATCTCCAACACATCTTGCAACCAATGTAGAAGTTCATAACAATGAATTACCCTATCCACAATACTTTGGCGGGGTGGTTGTAATTAGTAGAGAAGATTTTGAAAATGCTAATGGTTATTCAAATGAATATTGGGGTTATGGATTTCAAGATTTGGATTTACTAAAAAGATTAGAAAGAAGTGGTGCTTATCTTGAAAAGTTTTATGATTTAAATAATGTTTATTCAACTTACGATGAATTAGATATTTTACCATACAGAATAGAAAATGTAAAAATTACTTCAGATAAAAAAGGTCAAACAATTCATTATAACAAATTTTCAAAAACAAATTACATATACGGCCCAATAAATCCTATATTAGAATCTGTTTTAGAAAATTCTTTTTCAGTATCTTTTTGGTTTAATGATTCAGCAAAAAGAAAAAATAAAAAAAACTTAGTTACCTTTGAAGGATGTGATACTGGTGTATTTTTAAGCAAAGGAAATGAACTAATTTTTCAAATTTGGGATAACTTAGAAACCCATACTGAAATTCTACTATCTTATGCAAGAAATCGTTGGAATCATTGTACATTCTCATATGATTCAGAAAATAAAAAAATAAGATTAACGATTAATGATAAAAGTGAAGAAATCCAACTCAATGATGATTTCCAATTATATGATTACAAAAAACATTGTATAAAAATATCCGATGGAGAATCACAAGTAGATATATCAAATGTTCTTTTGTATGATGTATATTTTGATTCATCATCTATACGAATTTTATGTGATGAAGGAAACTTTGCTTTAGATACATTAGAAACAAATTTAGGAATTACACCATCTTTAAATTTAAGATATGATTCATTATATAAAAATAATATTTTGTTAGATTTTGGAAAATGTAAAAATCATATAAAAGTTTATGATTCATTGGATGTAAATAATATGAGTATAATTCCTAATGAATTGTACTTACCAATAAGAACAGATGGTGTTTATAAATCATTACAACATAAAGGAGATAAAAAGATTATAGAAAAATATTATAAGTATAATCCTGATATAGAAGAAAATGCAGATATCTTTTTTGAAGATGTATTGAAAAATAACTTAGATTATAAATCAATTGGATTGAATACATTAAATTATAAGGTTTTACATAAAGAACAAAAGAAAACATATGAACTTATTAGAATTGTTACATAATAAAAAAGTTGTTGTTAAATTAGAAAATATAGCAACACAAATACAAGATTTGACAGAATCAGATAATGATTTCTCAAATGTTGTACCTTCCGTTGTTATGATGTTAGAAATGATATTAAACGAAAATGGAAGAAGTACGGTATCAAAAGATGTACTCGTACAAAAAGAATATGAAGATTTTTTAAAAGATTCGGATATTAAAAAGAAAAACTTTGAAGCTTATTTAAATTCTTCATATCAAAATAAATCTACAAGTGAAAGAAAACTAACAGATTATTTAAAAAAGGAATTAATTAAAAACAAAAAGTTGAACTATGGCAACATCTAAAAAAAGTGAAGAACAAGTTCTTCAAGAAAGAGCGGTAAAGGCTCTTGAATCTATTGCAACATCACTCGGTGATATTAACGATTGGATGTATGAGTTAGAA